GGATGCCATGAAGAAACTAGATTGGTATGCGTTTGGTAAAACACCATTGGAAACGGCTAAAAGGGTTGCCCAGGTATTGTCTGCGGCAAAAACAGCTCTCTTCACAGATTTGAGTAAGTTTGATGGACATGTCGGCAAAGCGATGCGATCGTTTGAAGAAATAATGATGCGCACCTTGTTTGATGAAGAAGATCAGACTGAATTAGTCAAACTCATGAAGACCCAACAACAGTTGAAGGGGCGGACAATGAATGGCATATGTTATGAAAATGAGTATGGCCGTTTGTCCGGCTCGCCAGAGACGTCAGTGTTCAATTCACTTCAAAATGCGTTTATGGCTTATGCCACCTACAGAGAGATGGGCCAGACCACCGAGGAAGCTTGGGCAAGTCTTGGAATCTATGGAGGTGATGATGGAGTTAGTGGTGATGCGTCGAAGACAGTATGCGAGAAAGTTGCAACTGGATTAGGGCATGCCATGGAAGCTCAAGTGCTACAACGCGGGGAACCCGGTGTGAATTTTCTTGCACGAATCTATAGTCCAAATGTGTGGACAGGAGGCTTAGATTCTTGCACGGATATCCGACGTGCCCTCGCCAAGTTGCATACGTCAACCAATCTTACAGTTCCGGCCGAGACCAAACTGTTTGAAAAGTGTTTTGCTCTATCACTATCAGATCTTAACACACCCATTTTGGGCCAGATTTCTCGCCGCGCTCTCGAATTGCGCGGAAATCTGGTCTTTACCAATCTTTTGCAGAGATGGATGCCAGACTGGCAGAAAGTAGATGAACAATACCCTAATGCAAATGATATGAACTGGATGAATGACCTCCTAACCGTGCAAGGTTTGGAAGGCTTTCGCCTGACCGATTATCAGACATGGCTAGCAAGTGCCACGTCACTCACGGATTTGCTGAAATCACCGGAGTTCATTGATCGGCCACCAATTGTCGTACCACCAACGAAGACAGTTGAGATTAACGGAGAGCTACATAAACCAGCTGAAGTTAAACCAGTTACAGTGCCCGCGGCAGCAAGCGCGGAAGGAGATATGGAACAGGCAATCGCGGATTATAAGAAGAG